CCTGGGGGTCAAAATCCTTAAAAGGAGCCAAAATGACGGCTCAAAAGCCTAATGAACTCAAACGCAAGCAGGGTAATCCTGGCAAACGCCCAATCAAATCTTTAGCACTTGTCACAGCTTTACCCGCCAGCGTTTCACCAGCGCCGGCGCACCTTTCTGAAACCCAAAAGGAACTCTGGGATAGCATCAAAAGAGTTGCCTTCTGGATTTCAGGTACGGATGAGGTAACTCTCCAACTCCTCTGTGAGAAGTTAGACCGCAGAGCAAGACTTTTAGCACAACTCGAAAATGAGGATTTCACATTACGCACGCAACAGGGGTATGCGTATGCGAACCCTCTAGTCGGAATGATCTCCACCATTGAAAACGAAATCACAAAATTATTCTCTGTCCTCGGACTCACCCCTGCCGACCGAACACGACTCGGCGTTGGAGAAGTGAAGGCGAGGAGCAAGTTAGATGAACTCATCGCTCAAAGGAACACCGTCAAAAAGTAAACCTAAGATCGCTGGTTGGCCTCCACGCTACCTCTCACCAGTTAGCAACGCCGAACTTAAACGCGGTCGGGGCGATGAGGTCATCTCTTTCGCAGAAACATTCTGTACCGTCACCAAAGACTCAATCGGTGGCAAGGCTGGCTCACCTCTCATCTTGCGTGACTGGCAGAAAGAATTAACTCGTTACCTCTACGCAAGAGGTGACAATGGCAAACTCAAGCACTCTCGCGCATTGGTTGGTTTGCCTCGGAAAAATGGCAAGACCGCATGGCTTGGCGCTCTCGCGTTAGAAAACCTAGTCTTTGGTGTAAGTGGTGGCGAAGTATTCTCAGCTGCTGCCGATAAGGAGCAAGCCAAACTCGTCTTTGATTGCGTTAAAGACATGATAAATGCCGAGCCTGAACTCAAAGAGTTCTTGCAGGTCTACAAAGATTCCATCTACAACCCCAAGAACAACACCTCGTATCGCGCTCTATCCTCTGAGGCGTTCACCAAAGAGGGCTTGTCGGCGACCTTTGTGGCTTTCGCTGAACTCCATGCTCAACCCAACCGCGAACTCTTTGATGTGCTCAGCCTCTCAATGGGTGCGCGTGAAGAAGCGATGCTGGTCGCCATCACAACCGCTGGCGTTAAGTCCGACTCGTCCGGCAAGGATTCAATCTGCTACTCGCTCTATAACTACGGCAAGCAAATCGCCGCTAAAGAGTTGGCAGACCCTAACTTTTTCTTCTCATGGTGGGAACCTAAGAAAACCACCGCCGATTTCCGTGACCCTGCTATCTGGGCTGAGGCTAATCCTGGCTTCAATGACATCGTTTCTGAGGCTTCATTCACCGATTCCATCCGCTTAACCACCGAGTCTGAGTTCAAGACCAAGCGACTTAACATCTGGACTAGCACCTCAGACACTTGGTTGCCTCATGGCACATGGGATTTATGCGAAGTTCCACGATCAATTCCGGATGGCGCAGATGTAGTTCTTGGCTTTGACGGCTCTTTTAACGGCGACTGCACAGTAATTGTGGCAGTTGAAGTAGGCGAAGAGGGCACGATTCCCCATGTTATACCTGTTCAGGTATGGGAGAAGCCCGAAGATGCTGACCCTGATTGGTCTATCCCAATCCTCGATGTAGAGGAAGCAATCCGCGAAGCCTGTAAGAGATGGCAAGTATTAGAAATCGCTTGCGACCCTTATCGCTGGGCTAGGACGATGGCAATTCTTGAAGATGAAGGTTTACCGATTGTTGAGTTCCCACAATCAGCCTCTCGCATGACACCAGCTACAACAAGGTTTTACGAAGCAGTTATTAACAAAGCCCTGACTCACGATGGAGATAAGGCGATGGCTCGCCATGTATCCAATGCTCAACTTCGCACCGACTCTCGCGGTTCACGCCTTGCCAAAGAGAAGCCTGGTAGCACCCGCCGCATTGACTTAGCAGTAGCCGCAGTCATGGCGCACGAACGCGCAGTCTTTTACCAAGGTCAAGGTGGCTTACTTCCATCCGTTTATCTCATCTGAAAAGAGGACTAACCATGCTTGAAGTTCTCACAACAGTTGCCGAGATTGCAGGGGCACTTTTAATCGTTACAGGCATCGCCATCTCCGTAGGAATGGGACTTGCCCTTATCGCCGCTGGTTGCTTCTTTATCCTCGGCAGTTATTTGGCGGCATAAATGAGTTTAATTAAAAAGAACATTCTGCAATTCAACGGCACCCAAAACTCAATCTCACAACTTTACGGACAATCTTTCGCCAACACTTTTTCAGGTGAACCCGTTGATGAGTATTCAGCCCTTGGAATTAGCACCGTATTGGGTTGCGCGAGCCTTCTCGCTGACTCAGTTGCAGCGATGCCACTTAAAACTTTTAAGATGGTCGGCGGTAAGAAAGTCACAGTAGACCTTCCAGTTGTTCTTCAATCTCCCGACCCTGAATCCAATACCTACGAGATGATTCACCAATTTGTCTCAACTTTGGCTCTTCACGGCAACTCATACTCATTCTTGTCACGCGATAAGTACCAAAATGTTATCGGCATTACCAATTTGCACCCGTATCAGATGCAGGTTATGCCGGATGCAACGATGAATGGTCGCCTTTATCGCCATCTTGGTGAGGTAATTCCCTCCGACCAAATCCTTCACCTTCGTTGGTACACGCCGCCACAGTCGCTCACGGGTATTTCACCTATCAATCAGAGCCGTAATCTGCTCGGTTTAGCCCTTGCGATGGACAGACATCTCGCTCAATTTTACGGAGAAGGTGCGATTCCAAGTGGAATCCTGACCCAACCTGGCAAATTAACACGCGATCAGGCTGACATCGTTAAGGAAAACTGGACGGCATCACATCGCCGACACCGCAAGACCGCTGTTCTCTCTGATGGCATGACCTACCAGCCGATTACAACCTCGGCGGCTGACCAACAGATGATTCAGACTAAAGAGCAGCTTGTCCGCGACATCGCTCGTATCTTTAGAATCCCAAGCCACCTCATCGGCTCAACGGGTGACAATCAGACCTACATGAATGTCGAGCAAGCCTCTCTTAACTTCCTGATTCACTCCATTCAGCCTTATTTGGTTCGCATTGAAGCAGCACTTTCAACAATCCTTCCCGATGGAATCAATGTCGAGTTTGATACCTCTTCAATCCTTCGCGCCGATGCACTCTCTCGCGCCAAGGTAAACCTGCTCAATGTCCAAATGGGCGCACGAAATCCAAATGAAGTTCGCGCAGTTGAAGGCCTTGACCCTTATGTCGGCGGTGAAGTGTTCAACCAGAGCCTTGCAGGTGCAACTACCGCAGGTGGCGTACTTCCATCTCTCGGTGAAGAGCAAAACGCACCATCAACTCCAACAGGTTCGGTGGACTAATGGCTGAGACATACCGCGCACCAAAGATTGTTCAACAAGAGCGAAGCCTCAACAAAGATTTGAAGATTGACCTCGACCAACCGCTGACCTTTGAGGATGTAGTCGAGTTTCGCGCATCATGGCAAGGGGATAACGGCCTTGATTGGGCTAATCGCATTATCAGCGCAGTCGAATCCCGCGCCTCAGTTTTGACGAAAGGAATACCCATGACAGAAAAGCGAGATGACGGCGCACCGGACACGGTTGCTGACCTCTTTACAGTCATTGAAACTTCAATAGATGCTCTTAAAGACCTACTCGGTGTAGCAGATACAGACCTTGCTACCGAGATGGAAGCCAATTCAGGGGATAAGCCAACCGCAGAAACCCGAACAGAATTGGAAACAACAGTGACCGAAGAGCGCAAATCTGCTATGGCAACCGCTGAACGCATCACAATGAACGCGGAAGTTCGCGCAGTTGCGACAGATGATGGCACTCTCAAGATTGCTGGCTACGCCGCGACTTTCAACCAAGAGGCAGAAAACCTTTCTTTCCGTGAGCAAATCGCGCCAGGAGCCTTCACTCGCTCACTTGAATCCGCTGACCCAATCTTCCTCTTGGTCAATCACCAATCAGACCAACTTCCACTTGCCTCAACTCAATCAGGCACCTTGAAACTTACTCAAGACAAAGTTGGACTTCGCATGGAAGCCAATCTTGATTCCGCAAACCCTCGCGCTGCCGAACTTGCCTCTGCACTCACTCGCGGAGATGTAAACAAGATGTCATTCGCATTTTCAATTAACCCTGGCGGTGAATCCCGAGATGGTGGCGTCCGCACCATTACAGATTGCACCCTCTATGAGGTTTCAGTTGTCAATATGCCCGCCTATGACTCAACTCAGGTCGGTATGCGCTCAGTTGAAGATGAAGCCGAAGCCCTAGAACTTCGCAAGCGCGCTATGGCTCTTAAAGTCAAAATCGCAGCAGTCCGCAAATAACTTTCTGCTTTCACTAGCAGTCACCCCTGACCCATTTGGCTCGGCGGTATCACATCCCACCAAACGAAAAGGAAACCACATGTCAGCAACTGACAAGTTGGTTGAAGTTCGCGATGGTTTGATTGCCGAAGCCGATGCTCTTGTAGCAACTGGCACAGATGAATCATTCACCGCAGCTGACACCAAGCTCGAAGAAGTCCGCGCTCTCGATGCTCGCATCAAGACCGCCACAGAGGTAGAGGCTCGCGCCGCTGCCATCAAGGAATCACAAGCAAACGCCAAGGTTTCACCAGTTGGCTCTGCAAAGATTATTTCAGAGGTTCGCACATACAACGCTAATCCTCAATCAGCATCATGGGCTCGCGACCTCGCGGCTTCCCAAGGTGTTTACAACATGTCCGGCGCAGAAGAGGCTCGTAATCGCCTACAACGCCACGCTAAGGAAGTAGAAGTTGAAGCCCGTGCTGGTTCAACAACTGCAACTGCTGGTGGAGAATTCTCACCACCTGACTACCTGCTCCAATCCTACGCTGAATACGCTCGTGCGGTTTCAGTAGCATCAAATCTTTTGACAAACATGGCACTTCCAGAACCTGCCACATCGTCAATCAAGATTCCTAAAATCACAACAGGTACATTGACCGCCTTGCAGCTTGGTAACAACGCCTCTGCTACAACTCGCGACATCGTGACCTCTTATGTCACATCAAATGTTGAAACCGCTGCTGGTTACAACGACATCTCAATCCAGTTGCTTGAGCAATCTCCAATCAACATGGATGCAATCATCTTCGGTGATTTGGCTAAGGACTTGGCTCTTGCTATCAATACCCAAGTTACTTCCAACAACAACGGTACTTCCAACACACTTCTTGGACTTACCTACCAAGGTATCAACAACGGTACTTCCGTAACATGGACACAGACAACTCCAGATGCAACAGGTCTTGTTCCAGCACTCGGAAAGGCACTCTCAGGAGTTGCTAACAACCGTTACCAGGATGCAGAAGCAATCATCATGTCAGCATCAGAGTGGTACTCAGTTGCATCGTTCCTCGATACAACTAACCGTCCTCTCTTTGCTACATCAGGATTTGCTTTCAATCCTCTCGTATCAGGCAATAACCTTGCTAACTCTTCTGGCCTTGTCGGTACTTACGGCGGAGTTCCAGTTTATGTAGATGCAACAATGCCTAAGACAATCTCAACCAACCAATCTCCAATCTTGGTCGGTAAGTTCTCTGACACCTACTTGTTCAAGGGTGTTCAGAAGGCTGGAGTCTTCCCAGATGTCGGTTCTTCAACCTTGACAGTTCGTTTCCGTCTTTACCAGTATGTTGCTTTGGCTCACCGCTTTGCGAAGTCAATCGCTGCAATCTCTGGAACTGGAACCGTTCCAACCTCTGGCTTCTAGTAGCCAACTTCTTAACGAGAAAGCCCTCAGAAATGGGGGCTTTCTCCATTCAACAACATCGGGGGATGTATGTCTACAAAACTGTTCATTGAAGGTCTTAAAACTGCTCGCAGACTCATGGAATTACATGATGGGATTGCTTGCCTTGATGCTTTGATCGCGCAACACGAAGCGGACACCATTGAAACCGCAGTTGCTCAGATTGAGGGCGTAGAAACCCGATGAAAACCAAAGACCGCGTATGCGTTGGCATGATTAACGATGGAACGATTGACTCAGCTCTCGTCCTCGACCTTATTCAGATTGCGAAAGTACCCACATCTCACTTTGACTCGTTTATTCAGGTCAAAGGTAAGGGTCAAATCACTCGCAATCGCAACAAAGTAGTTCAAGAATTTCTCAAACAGACCACCGCAGAGTGGCTTCTATTCATTGATTCAGATGAAAGATTGCCGGCAGAGGCTTGGCTCCGGCTCACGGGTGTAGCAAATGATAAGCACCAAGTCGTCTCAGCCCTCGTTTTCGCTGATTTTGACGATGCGAATGGCAATAAACGCCCTGTACCAACGATTTACCTTAATTCTGAAACGGGTGGATTCAACTGCATTGACGGGTATCCACTCGATTCCCTCATCCAAGTAGATGGGATGGGTGGCGGTTGCTTCATTATTCACCGCTCCGTCTTGCTTGAAATCCAAAAACACGCAACCGAGAATCAAGGAAAAGACTGGTGCTGGTTCGTTGAAGGTGCCATCGGGGGCACCTATTTCGGTGAGGACTTACTTTTCTCCAAGCGACTACAACAACTTGGAATCAAGATTTACGCCCACACAGGAGCAATTCTCGCTCACCATAAAGACTTTTGGCTCGATGACAGACACCACACACACATTCGTAACGCTGTCTTAGAGAGCCAAGCAAAAAGTGAGTCGGAGGAATCCCCGACCTCCGATTCACCCTTAACTAAGGAGTAACGATGGCATTAGCATCAACAACAGAGGCCAACCAAGCCCTTGCCACCACAGGTTGGGCTTATGTCAGCCTTCATACCGCAAGCCCAAGCACCACAGGTGCTAACGAAGTCGCAGGTGGAACTTATGCCCGCGTTGCCGTTACTTGGAACTCTCCATCAGGCGGAGCAGTAACTAACTCCAACTCTCTTACGATCAATGTGCCAGCCTCAACGACTGTTACCCATGTCGGTATTTGGTCGGCATTGACCACAGGCACCTACTACATCGGCGCAGCACTTTCGCCCAATGTAACCACAGGTGGCTCTGCCGGAACTGCGACTATCGCAATCGGAGCACTTTCAATTTCAGCTTCTTAATCGGGGG